ACGTTATACACACGTTGCTTACGCAATGGGTTACATCGTGACTAAAGAAGAGTTGGATGACAACTTGTATGAGCAAATCTCTAAGAAACGTGCTGCTGCTTTGGCTATGTCTTTCCGTCAAACGAAAGAAAACATTGCTGCTAACGTGTACAACCGTGCTTTCAACAGTACGTATAAAGGTGGTGATGGTGTCGCTTTGTGCGCTACTAACCACCCTAATACTGCTGGTGGTACATGGTCTAACAAGCCTACAGTTGATGTTGACTTGTCAGAAGCTGCTTTGGAAGATGCAGTGATTGCAATCATGGGTCTGCGTAATGACCGTGATTTGTTGGTTGCTATTCAACCTGACAGCTTGCACATTGCTCGTCAAGAAGTGTTTAATGCTCAGCGTATTCTTCACTCTCAGTACCAAACAGGTAACGCCAACAATGACATCAACGTCATTGCAACTGGTAACTACTTGCCTGGTGGCTTTAAAGTCAACCACTACTTCACAAGCCCACACGCTTGGTTTATCCGTAACACCATCCCTGGTGGTACTGGTATGAAGTACTACGAGCGTCATGCTGTCACGTTCGATCAGGACAATGACTTTGATACTATGAACGTTAAAGCTAAAGGCTATGAGCGTTATAGTTTCGGTTGGTCTGATCCCCGTGCCATCTTTGGCTCTAATGGTCCATAATTGTTATTAGTAACAAGCCCCCTCTCAAAAGGAGGGGGTTCTTTTTTAACTAAAGGAATTTAAAATGAGCTACGAACGTGAAAAAGAAAAGGGCAAGCGTCCTGATGTTACAGTCCAAGCTAAAATGATGGCAGCTAAGAAAATGGCTCCTACTAAAAAAGCGGCTGCAAAAAAGACTATGCCTAAAAAGAAAATGTAAAGTACAATTCAATCTTCCAATGACGCTCCAGAAATGGAGCGTTGTTTTAAACAACGTCAAAGGAAACTTATTATGTCTAATCCAACCCGATTTCTTAGTGGCGTAGCCACTGTCCCCGCAAGCCAACCTCTTGGCAACTTCCCTTTTCCTGATCCATTTCACACTAGTGGCACAACTGGTTTAGATGTTTTTACCTACGAAAATGATTACACTGATTTAGGTGCTGCTGCTTCCCGCACTATTACTGGTACTAGCAGCACATTTACTCTTGTAGATGGTGTAGGTGGCATTGGTCGTTTAACTCCAGGTGGTGCTACTACTGCTTCTAGTATGTATCGCACTGCTGCTGCTTTTCAATTTGTAGCTGGTCAAAAGTTTTGGTATACCACACGCATTGCTTATAGCGGTGTTGGTGCTGGTATTACTAGTTACTTTGGTGTAATTAAAACTGCTGGTGCTACTACAGATAGCTTGTTGTTTAAACTTGCTGCTACTGGTGTATTGAGTTTTGTATCTACAGTTAACAACACAGCAACAACATTAGTAGCTTCTGTTACTACTATGACTGCTGCTACTTATGCTGAAGTTGCATTTTGTTATGATGGCACTGATCTGCTTGTGTACTTTGCACACAACTTAATTGCTCGTATTTCTAATGTGACTATTGGTTCTACTGGTACAACATTAACAAATGCTGCCCTTACTGAGATTGTTCAGATTACTCCTGCTGCTACAGAAACAGCTTCTGTTGATTTTGTATTGGTTGCTCAAGAAGTTGTACGCTAATAGATTAAAGTAAACACCACATCTGTCACAACAGTGATGGGTGTGGTTTCTTACTAAGAATAATTTAGTGTTAAACATAAACAAAGTGGGAGTCTAATATGGCTGATATGTTTCTTAAGAGTGGCGAGCAACCTCGTTACTTTGCTTTTAGTGGTGTAAATTCTACGACCTCTAATCAAGCATCCTCACCTATCTACAAAGAAAGTCCATACAGTAGCTTCCAAGCTATTGTTACTGGCACTGGTGCTGTAACTGCAACTGTTGCTTTACAAGTGTCTAATGAAGCTGCTACCTTTAATGGTACTAAGTCTAATTGGATTACTATGGGTACTATTACTTTGTCTGGTACTACTACAGCTACCGATGGTTTTACTACTGTGTGTCCTTGGCGTTATGTTCGTGCTAACGTAACTAACGTTACTGGCACGGGTGCTACTGCTGAAATCATTATGGGTGTGTAATCATGGCTGTTGCTACTACAAACCTCTACGGAGCTTTTGATAATCCTGGTGATTTTGGGATTACAGAATATGGAGTAGCTACCGATAAGTACGGGGTCATCCAAGACCCCATTACTTCTACAGGCAAATTGTTACTAGAAACAGGTGACGCATTGCTGCAAGAAGATAGCAGCTACATCTTGTTGTAATTTAGGATACCTATGACTTCAACTGTATTTACAACTGGAACTGTTATTGAGTCTCCTTGGCTCAATGATGTTAATGGTGCTACATACAACGGCACAGCCGTATACACACCTGCTGGTACTGGAGCTATTGCCACTACCATGCAAGCTAAGTTGCGTCAATCTGTTAGCGTCATGGACTTTGGTGCAGTATGTAATGGTATTGTGGATGACACTGCGGCAGTTCAAGCTGCTGTCAACTACTGCTTAACAGACCCACTTAGACCTATTTCTTTGATAGTGCCAGGCCAATGTAAGCTAACGGCATCAATTAACATTGACCAAACAGTAAGTGTCACAACCTTAAAATTAGGTGATTTCAGGATTATTGGTCAAGGCAAAATGCCTGGCTTTTACACCACAACACCAATTGTGATGTTCTCGGCAACAGCTAATCATTCAATTCAATCCGTATCTTCAAACATTTCATTTGAAGGACTTGTGTTTGATAACAGTAATCGCACAACTAATGCTTTTGTTACTGATGGTGCATACATCCAAGTTAAGTTTCAAAACTGCCGATTCAATCGAATTAAGTGCATGAACACATCTGGAATTAATACGTTTTCGTATTCGTTCTTGGCTTGTGAAATGCGTAATTGGGATGGTGATTTCTTTAACTTACAGTACACAACTTCAAACGACATTACATTTTCAAATTGCTACTTTAATGGTGGTTACAACTGCGTTGTTTTAGGTATTGCTCAAACATTTAATTTTATTGACAATACTGCTGAATCATTGCAAGGCAGACCCATTAGTCTTAGCGGTGGTAGAGACATTTTAATTACTGGTAATTATTTTGAGGCTAACAGAACAGCATTAGGGCAAGCATATGAAGTGCAACTTGCGTCAGGCGCATTTGCTCTTTCTGGTTGCGTTGTTCAAGCGAACTTGTTTTATTTAAGCGCAGGACAAGTAACTGACGCTAATGATTATGCTGTCAACTATGGTCAACCAGTGAGCGCCACTTCTATTGGCAACTGGTGCGCTGGAAAACTTAGCCGCACAGTTAGCCCAACATTGGGTTCGTTTATGTCAATTGGTGATGCTGACAATCAAACTAATACAGTTGTAAATGCCATAACAGTTTTGACTGATTTTCAAGGCAAATCTTTAAACCTTGGAACAACTGGCTATTATCAGCAAATTAACAACTACAACGTGCAAACTGTTGCAGTTACCAAAGCATTTGGTTCTGATTTATTCAATGCCGCAGCTACAACAGACAATGCTGTTTTATGGCAACAACCAGCACAGTCTTTGTTGCTTAATGTAACGATGGTCAATGATTTGTTATTTGTTGCACCAAGCATGACTAATTTAGGGGTTACTGTTGGCGATGGTTCTGGTGCAACGGGCATATTAAATGCAACAATGAATTTAACCTCAGACACATTAAATACCAAATACAAAAATCGCGGCGCGTATTGGAATGGTGGTGCTGTTGGTACTGAATACTACACAACCACAGCAAAAAATTGGTCAGGTTATGCCACCGCAACTGGTGCTAATTTAAGTACTTTGACTGCAGGTCAAGTGACTTTCTACTTTACATATCGTTCTCTATAACTGGAGCAAATAAATGGCAGATAAAAAAATCTCAGCGCTTACGGCATCTACTACTCCCCTTGCAGGGACAGAAGTTTTGCCAATTGTGCAAAGCGGTGCAACAGTAAAAGTATCTGTTGCCAACTTAACTGCTGGCAGAAATGTTTCTGGTTTAGCCTATACAGGGTTTTCTCCTGATGGAACAAAACAGCTTGTTATTACACCAGGCGATGCGGGCCATCAAATTTTGGGCGATTACTCTACTGGAAGTAATGTTCCAATTCAAATTGGAATTTATACTATTCCAGCGATGCTAAAGTTTGAAACAACTGGTGACGTTACAGTTAAAAATAACTTAGTTATGGGCACATCTGGCAAAGGCATCGACTTTTCTGCCACATCAGGCACAGGCACAAGCGAGTTATTTGCTGACTATGAAGAAGGTACTTGGACACCTACACTGGTGGGCACAACAACAAACCCCACAGTAACTTACAGTTTGCAACGAGGTATTTATACAAAAGTTGGCCGAATTGTTACGGTTTCTGTTTATATGGGTTGGTCAGCCTTATCGGGTGGTTCTGGAAACATTGCATTTGGTGGTTTGCCTTTTACAATTGAAAGCACTGTTGGCACAAGTTTTGCTGGCTCAATTGCGCTTTTTGATGGTTTTACTTTAAGTGCCGCTAGAACATCGGTTGGACTCCTTGGAGCGGGAGGCACAACATACAGCCTACCATCATGTTTTGGTAGTGCAGTGTCATCACAGTACATAACTGTTGGTTCTGTTGCAGCAGGACTTGTTGAATATACCCTTACATATTCTGTTTAAGGAACAAAAATGGCTTTGACAAAAGTTTCTTATTCAATGATTACTGGCTCACCAGTAAACGTAAAAGACTATGGCGCTGTGGGTGATGGAACAACCGATGACACTACTGCAATGCAAGCGGCAATTACGGCTGTGGCAACAACAGGACAAGGTTTATATGTTCCTGCTGGAACCTACAAAATTACATCTGCATTAACATCCACAGGACATTTAAATATGTTTGGTGATGGTGAAAAATCTATCATTAGTTTTAGTACTGCAACTGTAGGAACTGGCTTAACAATTTCTGGTTCTCTTACGCAAATTCAAAATATTACATCTGCAAGTGCTGGTAATTTATCAATTGTTTTTGCAAGCACACCATCTTTGGCAATAGGAGACATTTTTTGTGTCTTCTCAACTGACCTGTGGAACTCTATTCGTGCTTATTACTATTCTGGTGAATGGTGCGAGTGCCGTGGCACATCAGGTTCTACAGCGTATCTGTCAAATCCTTTGTATGATTCATACACTGCTGCAAATGTGACTGTCTATAAAATGAATAGCAAAGCTGTATCATTTAAAGACTTGCGTTTTGTTGGTGGTGCAAACTCTCAAGGTCTTTTAAAGATTCAGTTCTGTGATAATCCCTACTTAGAAAACGTTAGCGCATACAACGAAAACTATCAAGCAATTGAGTTTGATCGTTGCTATCGTGTATATGTTTCCAACTCAAACATTTACAACAAAGGCACAGGCACTCTTGATGACTATGGCCTTGCACTTAGTAACTCACAAAAAGTAAATATTGAAGGTGGTGATTTTTACGCTAGACGACATGGCATTAGCATTGGTGGTGGTGATTGGATTTGTGGTGTTCCAAATCGTGATGTAAAGATTTCCAATGCCACTATTAGCAATGACATTACATCAGGTGTTTATGCCGCTGATATGCATGGCAATATCCAAGACTTAAGATACCAAGGCTGCACTCTATATCAAGGTGGTGGTTGGGGTGGTATGGACACTGGCTATGACAACTGCATCATTTATTCACAGTTTGGTGGTATGTGTATTTATGCTAGTGAAGTTAAAGGTGGTGAGCTTTATCTAAGAAACTGCAAACTTTACACAAAAAGCGACCCATCCTCTATTGGTCGAGGCATTGTTGATGTTGGTGGTAATAGTTCTGCTCTTACATTGTCAACAGATAAAACAGTTAGCTTTGTAGTTGAAAACTGCTACTTATATGCAGATGGTGCTACTAGTGCAACAGACTTTGTAAAAGTAGTAAATGATGGCTCAATAGCTAATGTCAATATTTATATTGATAGCATCAGAGCTAATGTGAATGCAATGGGTAGCGTGTTACGAACTAACGTAAACAGTGGAGCTGCATATTCGCAAGCCATTGTGGTTGACAACATTAGCAACTTTCCATCTGGAACTTATTTGCACATTCCGCAAGGCGGTTTTTACTCTAACATATCCCAACGAATGATGCGGCAATCTGGCACAGTTTCATTAACCGCAACATCTGGAACTTCTTTAACTACGGCGAGCGCAATTACATTTCGTTATCCGTACCCAAGAACCCCGTGTGCAAATTCAACTGTTGGCGGCGCTACGGGTTCTTTTCGTAACAGCGCGAATGAAAACATTGGCGTTGGCAATTTGGCTGTTGCCGTTACTTCAATTCAGCTAGGGCTTGTTTCTACGAGCAACGCAAACTGGACGGCAACCGCAACAGTAACTGCAAATTGGTCTGTAGCAATCGAAGAAGTTTAACCGTACTGGTGCGGCCCACCAGCCTTAATGTGTAGCGGGATAGCTACTCTGGAAACAAGGAAATATCATGTTAGAAAAAATTG